TCCATGGGTCCCTCCTAACCTACAAAAGTATCCAGACGACCGCTAAATATTTTTGAAAATGGTTTTTTAGAAACCTTAAAACCCAAAAAAATTTCCCAGCAAAAAAATGCCTGAAAAAGTCGATTTAGAGAATTACGATAGTATAATGAATAACTTTGATGCATTTTGCGATGCATTTGAGGAAAGAGCAGTAGAAGCATTTCAGAGAGGTGATACAGATAATGGAAGAGTTATTAGAGCAGCTACAGAAACAGTTGGAGGTATTGGAGGAGAGGGTGAAAGCATTAGAGAGACCGACAATAGCATACAAGCGTCCGGGAGCGAGTGAGTATGAGAGTTTGTCAGAGACACTAAATTATATTCACAATAATGTAGAGGGTATGAAGAAAGATATATCAAATATTACGAAGGGTTTGTGATGGCATTTTTAGTAGGACCGGAGACATTAGATACGCCGAGTACTGATGGTAATTGTTTGTATCCTGCAACACCCATAGGAGGTGCGCCGACACCGACTACGGTAAAAGTTAATGGAATGCCCTTAGAGATCGTTGCGGGCATTCCTGTGCCTTATCAGTGTGCGCCTGTGGAGGGTATTAAAGTTAATCCAGCAATACCATTACCGTGTCAACCAGGACAGCGTACTATTATACCTAAAATCAACAAGACTGTTTTTATTAATGGTCAGTTACCAGCAGTCAGTGGAGATGAAGCAAGATTGTTAATCGGATCTACTCCGAGACCCTTGACAGGACCGTTTCAGTATCCTACAATAGTAATTGGAACACAAACCGCAATTTAATTATGGCAAAGAGCAGAATTGGATTATCAGGATCAGACACAATTGAGTCTAAACCAAAGCGCACTCGTCAAGGACGTGGTAAGCATACTAAGTATACTGCTACATCACGTAACAATGCTAAGAAGCGTTACAGAGGACAAGGTAGGGGATGAATTTAATTTGCAATCTTCCTGCTGAGAAAGTTTGGGTTCGTAGAGAATATTTACGAGATCATCAAGATGGACATGGGGAGTTTGTTGAGGGCGTCTGGGTTGCTGCAAAAAGCATACCTGGGCGTGCTTTTTATTTTGAGACATACTTACCAACATATGGTGCGATGTATGACAAACTACCCATCAGTGCATTTGTTCGCTCCGCTGAAACCCCAGTCATAGACATGGATCTGGGCAATCTACAATTCTGGAATTGCATGGATTATGGTGTTATGGCAATCAATAAAGGATTTGTCTCATCCATGGACTGTGAGGTCTTCACTAGAGATCATGGTCTTATGAAAGGACAATACTTGTTTACACTTGATAACTACCATGCAAATCCAGATGTAATAGATAATAATGTAAGTGAAGTGCCACAAGAGCACAAATCACATAATTGTATCGCATTGAATAACGGTCAGTATGCATTGTATCCTAATAACAGGATGCGTCTGTATGACCTCTCTATTACCCCTGAGGAACCCAAGTTCCCTGACTTTAAAGTATCTACCATAGAATACCAAGTAGAGGCAGGAATCGACTGGGGACGCCTTGGAGACACCGATGATTATTTTTGGCAAACACAACAGGAGAAACAAAATGGGACACCCTAACAGGTTAGACGGATCAGTTGACAAAGGTGAAGACTTTGTTAGTGAAGGTATGACACTCATCACAGAGACTGATAGTGATAAGTATCTCAACATGTCAGCAAAGCGTAACCGTAACAAAGCAAAGGATGAAGAGGTTTTTGATTCTCAAGAGTGGGCGGACGGATTCGTTGGTAAGTGATAAATAGTAACAGCCTATTGGTGTGTTAAATGCCTTCCTTTCAGACATTCAAAGATTTGAGTGTTACGTTTAAAAAACACCCTGTTACTGATGATTTAGTAGCGGTGAAAGATAAGGCAGCTATAGTTCAATCAATCACATCTTTACTTTTCACAATCAAGGGGGAGAGACCATTTAAACCCGACCTTGGTTGTGATTTGTATAGTTCTTTATTTGAACCACTTGATTATGCAACTGCTGGTGTAATCAGATCACAAATTTCGGACGTACTAGAAAAGTATGAACCGAGAATTTTAATCGATGATGTTGTTATTCTTGTAGACGAACAAAATAACGGATATCAAGTTGAATTATTCTATACTATTGTCGGTAGAGATGATACACCAGTAGCAGTAGAATTCTTCTTAGAGCGTACACGATAATGCCTTATACTCAGGTTGCTAATCTAGATTTTGAAGATATTAAGTCATCTCTGAAGGATTACCTCAGAGCGACATCAGATTTTACTGATTATGATTTTGAGGGTTCTGCGATGGCAACCCTTTTAGATACACTTGCCTATAATACGTATTATACGGCGTTTAATACCAATATGGTAGTCAATGAACTATTCATTGATTCAGCGACCTTGAGGGACAACGTAGTATCGATTGCGAAGCAATTAGGATACAGACCCAAGAGTGCTACTGCACCAGTTGCTTATGTTTCGTTTACAGCAACATATGTAAATCCCACGAGCGATACAGAACTCTTATTAAAGAAGGGTACGGGATTTATTGCAAATTATGATAACACACTATATCAATATGTTGTCCTAGACGATGCAAAAGGACAAGTATCAAATGGTGTTGCAACATTTACTGATGTTCCTGTTTACGAAGGAACTCAAGTTGTCAACACCTTTACAATTAATACATCTTTTAAGAATCAGAGATTCATATTAGATAACCAAAATATCGATACAAATTCAATTCGAGTAAAAGTATTCTCTGGTGGTGGTTCATTTAGTGAACCTTACTTGGTTGCAGATAATATTTTAGATGTTGACGGAAATTCAAAGGTTTTCTTCTTAGATGAAATTGATGATGAAAGATATGAAGTTATCTTAGGTGATGGTGTTCTTGGTAAAAAGATAGAGAATGCGTCTAGAGTTGAAGTATCATACATTACAACCAATGGTCCTACATCAAATGGTGTTAGATCATTTATTTTCTCTGGTGTGTTAGAAAACACTTCAGGAGTTTCTCCCCAGAACATTACTACAAACATCACAAGTTCTATTCCATCTGCTGGTGGTGAGAACATTGAATCTACAAATAATATTAAATTCAATGCACCTAAGTCATATGGAGCACAAGATCGAGCTGTAACGTCAAATGATTACTCTTCAATCGTCAGAAAGATCTATCCTTCTACTAGTGACATTATAATCTTTGGAGGTGAAGATCAAGTTCCTCCTGAGTATGGTAAGGTCTTTATTGTATTAAAACCAAGTGATGCTAGTTATCTGACATCATTGACAAAACAAAATATTATTGCTGAAATGAAGCAGTATATTGTTGCTTCAGTGCAACCTGTTATTGTTGATCCATCTATCTTGTATATTGAGATTGGCAGTAAGATTTATTTTGATTCTAAAGCAACAGATAGTACACCAGCACAAATTAGAGACAAAGCAATTGGATCAGTACAGTCGTATCTTGACACATCTGATACCGAGAAATTTAGTGGTAAATTTAGATACAGTAAAGTAGTTGGTGTTATTGATGATGCAGATCGTGCAATTACTTCCAATCTCACTAGTGTTACTATGAGAAAAGATTTCTATCCTCTACTTAACTCCACGTCATATTATGAGGTATGTTTCCAAAATACTTTCGATCAGGACTGTGACGAACCAGTCCTGTCGTCAACTGGTTTCAGAGTAACTGAGTATCCTACATTTGATGTCTATGTCGAAGACAGGGCAGGCAAAATTGTCCTATATAGAATAGATAGCGTAACTGGTGAAAAGGTTGTCCTCGACAGTGATATTGGCGATATTGATTATGCAGAAGGTGAACTGAAAATGTATGCCCTTACAATTATTAAGGGCAGTTTCTTTGATAATCGCATTTCTGTTAGAGTAAAACCCTTATCTAATGATATCAAGGCATTCCGAGAGGTCTATCTTGACGTTGATGTTGCTAATTCCTCGTTCACTGCATACAAAGAGTAAAGTAAATGCCTGCTGTAAAGACTAAGAGAATTTCTACTCTGATCGAGTCCCAGCTTCCAGAATTTATTAGTACTGAATATGAACTTTTTGGTAAGTTTGTAAAAAAGTATTATGAATCTCAGGAAGTTCAAGGTGGAACGCTGGATGTTATTAACAATATCCAAAAGTATGCAGATATTGATTTTTACGAACAGAATGTTTTAAAGCAAACTGATATCCTTGCTTCTTCTGTTAGTGACAGCGATACTACTATTGTATTAGGAGATGCTAGTTCATTTCCGGAAAAAAATGGTTATGTGAGAATTGAAGATGAAATTATCTTCTATCAAACCAGAACAGACACTGAACTCCAACTCTGTGCTAGAGGAGTTAGTGGCAATACTACATTAGGAGACTTATACGATTCTTCTAATTTTGCAGGTACTGATGCATCTTCGCATGTTGCCGGTAAAACAGTATATAATGTAAGCAATCTGTTTTTATATGCGTTTGTTAAAAACTTTGAAAATCAATACCTAGGTTCTTTTCCTGAAAAATATCTCAAAGGAGATGTAGATAAGAGAACTCTGATTAAAAATATTCAGAAGTTTTATAAAGCAAAAGGAACTACCAGTTCTATTAAGTTTATCTTTAATACTATTGTTACTAAAGATATTGACAATAAACCAGAAGTATACAATCCAAGAGATTTTACATATAAAGTATCTGAAGCAGATTGGATCAATGTATTTGCACTTAAGTGTAAGATTGTATCTGGCGACCCACGAAATCTCATTGGAAAGAAAGTAGTACAGACACCAACAGATGAGTATGGATATTCTTCTGCTACTGTAGATAATGTATATGCAGCAGGAACGTTTGATGGCGAACAGATTTGGAATATTGTATTAGCACCAGAAACAGTAAATGGTGAATTTGCTGTATCTACTAAAACTAGACTCGAAAGACCTCTATCAAGCACTAGCAGCACAGGTGATAAGATTGATGTTTTCTCTACTACTGGTTGGAGTCCTTTTGAGAAAGTATTGATTGGTTCTGAAATTATTGAATTTGGTAATAAAAATATCAATCAATTCTTTATCACTAATAGAGGTAATACTCCTCTATCATATGATACTGGAGAATTTGTCTACAAACCAGCTACTATTTTATCAGATGACGTT